GGTGAAGATATTATTTCTTATGGCAGTCGTCGTCGCAGTGAGGTTTTAGGACGAGAAGCCCGTGCTGCTACTTCCCTAGCCATTGGTTCAGGGTTCCGAGAAGGTACTGAAATAGCCAAGGAACAAGTTGGCCCAATAGCTTCTGAAGTTTTACGTGAAGTCGAAAGAGATAAACTCATAGGCGTACGCTAATGACTGTCGATCGTTCTAAACTAGCAAAAATGCTTATCCTTCATGAAGGTATGAAACTGAACGTGTACGATGATGCGACGGGCCAGGACTTGAGCCAGGGGGACACCGCCCAGGGACACCCGACCTTGGGAGTAGGACGCAACATTGCAGGAGATGGATTAGGAATTTCAGAGGAAGAGGCTCGTTTTATGTTATTAAATGATGTAGAACGAGTAGAAAATGAGGCAAAGACCTGGCCTCATTACGAGAACTTAGAAGGGGCTCGCCAGGCAGTCCTGTTAGATATGCTCTTTAATATGGGTATGACACGCTTTAATCCTGAAAAATGGCCTAAGATGTTTCAAGCCATCACGGAACAAAACTGGGAAGAAGCGGCAAACCAGATGCGCTCAAGTGCGTGGGCTGGTCAAGTAAAATCCCGTAGTCAAAGATTGGCAAAAATGATGGAATTTGGGGTGTGGATTGCTTAATGAGTGGAAAATTGTGGGCTATATTTATTGTCGTTTTGTTTCTCGGCTTACTAACAATATGTAGTAGGGCAGAAGCACAGACCAATACTGTCACATCCACTTCAAGCACTGTATCAGGAACAACCACAGTTGATAGGACACCAAGCACCGCTTCTGCTCCTGGAGTAATGATTAACAATCAGGATGTCTGTAGCACGGGTAGCTCTATGGCTATTCAATCGCAAATTTTAGGGATTGCAGGTGGCACAACTGTACGGGATTTAAACTGTGAACGATTAAAACTATCCCGGCAATTATTTCGTTTTGGTATGAAAGTAGGTGCAGTAGCTTTACTTTGTCAGGATGAACGCGTGTTCTCGGCCATGGAAATGGCCGGTACCCCCTGTCCGTATATGGGCAAAATTGGACTTGAGGCCGCTCAAGCATGGTTAGATAATCCGGAAAAACGACCAGACTACGACAAATGGGTAAAAGAAAATATAAAAGAAGAGGAGATACTTACCGATGAAGATTCTATGGCTATTGGCATTGGTAGCATTATCATGTTGCTCTTATTCCTTTGATACTTGGGCACAGATGCAAGAAGAAGGCGATACGGTTACAACAGTAATAGAATCGCAAGGTGATGTGGAGGAGGTTACACAGACGACTGTCACTGTAGAACACAAGAATACAGGTGATGTATTGGATGGCGATACAGGAATTGTTAGTAGTAAGTATGAAGGGGATGCTGATATCGACTGGGGTGGTCAGGGAGCCATCTATTCGCATACTTCTTGTACGGATGCCGCATCAGGGTTCCCGGCAACAGGAACAGACGGAAGAACGGTAGCCTGTGGTCATGCCAAAAATAACTCCCTCACCACCTGGGCCCAGTATGTAAACTTAAACAGTTTTGATATTGAAGATGGCGGCGAAGTTAATTGGGAATTTCTGTTTGCCTTTCCGAACAGTATGTATACCAATGCTGCTCGCACGGCCTTTGTGGAAACAAAAGGGTATTATAACAACCAACTTCAATGGGAAACCGGACAGATTACTATTGATAAAACAACCTTTACACAAAACCCCTATAACTATTCAGGAAATACTAACTGGGTCAATAGTGTTTTAGGAAGTAAAGAGTTTGCGGGTCAACTTGACAAGATATATATCAACATAGGGGGGTACGGAACCTACTATTGGGATGAGTTTCAATATAATGTTGCCTATAATCATATAACAACGGTGGTGGAAACTTGGATGCAAGTCGTGGAGCAACAGCAAGATTTAGATACGACTATGGATTTAATGGATGACTATGAAATTGTTGATACTTTCGAGCAGGAAATAGTGGACACGACTATGGAAGATTTTTCCGATATGGATATGGGTGGTGATCCTGAAGTAAATGTGGAAGTAGATATTCCGGATGTAACCGACATGGACGATGGCATGATGACCGATATTCCTGATACGACTACTGGTGTTGCCGAAATGTTTGAGGATTTAGAAATAGATATGCCCATGATGGACATGGAAGAAGTTATTACAGAGGTAGAAGAAATGGTAGCCGAGATACAAGAAATAGAAGTGGTGGATATTTCACCTCCAGAAATCAATGAACCCATCGAAATGGAGCCAGAAATAGAGGAAATAGCCATTGATGAGCCAATAGAGGAAATTTCATCGCCCACAGAGGACGCTACAGAGCCGACAGAGGTGGCTGAGGTAGTAGAACCTACCGAAGAAATAGAAGCAACTGAAGAACCAACAAGCCAGGAAGAACAAGCTGAGGAGCAGCCTGGAGAGGAAACAAAAGATGTAGCGGAGAATGAGACGGAAACGGAGGAAATACAAGAAGAAGCTCAAGAAGAAACCCAACCTGAAGAAAAAGAAGTGGCTGAAAACGAAGTAGAAGAAAAAGAGGTTGTTGAAGAAAAGCCAAAAGAGGAAGTTAAGAAAACAGAAGCAGAAGAACAGTCTGACAAACTGAAAGAAAAGAAACAAGAGAAAGCAAAAGAAATTATAGAAAACTTTGCATCAAACTATGATGCGGTTGCCCAGATTACAACTTTAGCTTTGGTAAACGCACTTGGGCCTAATATTAATACATACTCCAACCAGGTAATTGAAAAAGCTCCGGACTGGTATAAGACGGAAGAAATCTATGTCGATGTTGTAATGCAAGACCCCCTGGGTAATTATTTTGGCGTTAGAGATAGCTTAGTGTTCGAGCAAATGATAGGAGCCCAGTATGAGTAGCGAAGTAGAGTATAAAGGAATAAAAATAAAGGGATCAAAATTATTGCTATTACTACCTTTATTAGGTACCCTTGGGGGAGTCCTGTGGGGCGGATTCGAATTCTATAAAGATTACATGAATATGAGGGATAAAATAAATGAGTATGTTGCTCCTGATCTTAGTAGTTTTACTATAAAACTTAATGTCTTTGAAGAACGCGTAGTAGCGTTAGAGGAAATTCTTAATACTAAAATAGCCAACATGGAAGTTCTGTTAACTACCGAACTGGATAAAGCAACGCAGCTAGTGCGGTCAGCCCAGGAAGATGCCCGCAGTATCAGAACTGATATGCGTAAAGACCTAATGGAAATTCAAGATAATATTGGAGCAGTAGACAGACGAAGCAGAAATTCTGAAACAGAAGTCAGAGAGGCATTAAGAACTGCCGAATCTGATATAAGGTCTTTGATTGACCATGCTAATAATAGATTTGACTCAAAGCGTACTGCCATAGAAAGCGATTTTACCAGGCGTATGGAAAATGTTGATGTCAAACTAAAGGAATTAGAAGAAAGACTCCGACAGATGTTAGAACGAGCTTTAAATAATCCTTTAAGCGGAAGCTAATATGTCTTTATATTATGCCATTATATCTTTTTGTTTAACTATTTGCCCCACGACTGATAGCATGGAACGATATATCTATGAAGAACCGATAGAATACGGATTATGTATACATAAGGTAGTGGAAATGATTAAAGATGTACGAGAACATAACCCAGACATTCGGCATCGTCCTATTGCCACGCTATGTGTTTCAGAAGAACTTTTAAAAAATATAGAAAAATATACTATTTGGCATAAAGGGAAATCTATATAATTTATTAACTAAAACAAAAGGAAAAACCAATGAATACTAAAGAAAGAGCAAAACAATATTTCGACGCATTAGGGATTAATCCTTATGTTAAAGGACCTCTGTATAAAGAAGGTCTTTTAGATAAACCACCTATTCCTAAAACTAAAACTTTAGAACAAGACCTTTGTATAGTAAGCGTATCTTGTATTATATTTTTTACTTATGTTGAAGTAATGATTCCAGAAAAAAATTGGTTTTTTCAAGGTTACACAGGAGGGCTAGGATGGCCCGGTTTTGATGATGGACCTGGAGACATTTATTATGACAATTTAGATACTTTAACAAGAGCCCATACTTTTGGAGTGGCTTTTGGTGCTGAAGGTGCAGGTGTTGCTCAAGTTACTTGGGGAACAAGTGGTAATGCAACAGCAGGAGTAGGAGGTGAAACTATTGGTGTGTTTGCAGGTAGTGGTAGTTGGGGTCATCACATTTAATTTATTGTTGACCATAAATTGAAATAGATATATAATATGATTGTCAGGTCGATATTATTTATCGTTTTAAAGAGAGAAGCAAATTTTCACCAAGGTGTTTTGCTTCTCTTTTTTTATTTATAATAAAGTGTCTTCTATTTCATTATCAAAGTTCATTATTCTATCAAAAGGAATAAGATTGCATCTAACATTTGTAAAAAAGTAAATAAGAATTAATCTTTCTTGACCTTCTGAATGGTAGGTACTAGCTGTATGATACTCATGTCCGTCATACATAATACACCTGTTGTAGATGTTCTTTACCTCGGTAACGACTTCAAACTTTTTATATAGTTCGTTAATCTCTTTGTCGTATGTGTCTTTATTATACACACCATCCCCATACAAATGTTTTCTTTCCAATTGTTTATCTTCCACATTAAAATCTTTATAGTCTTCTTTTAATCGGTAAATGGTTGTTCCCGCATCCATACTAATATTGGGAGTTAAGTAAATAAGACCAGCAAAAGTTCTTCGACCATCTATGTGTATCCATCCTTTATTTTGTAAACTGTCTTTTATACTTGAGAATTCTTTAGTTCTTTGAAATCCCATTTGGATACTATCCCAGAAAACTTCATTTGATCTTAGGTCAAAATACACACTTAATATTTTTTTAGCCATTGATTTAACAAAAGGCTCGTTAACCTCATGCAAAAGAGGAGAGCGTCTGTCTGGCCATGTTCCTTTTTTGTTTCTCTCATAAGGCAACGATAAAGCAAACTCTCTAATTATATCTGGATTTTTGAAAAAATTATCTACAATAACGGTGGGATACTTTCTTTGTGTCTTTAAATATCCCTCGTAATTCTTATCCATTACTTAGCCTTTCCCCAATTCTTTCCTATGCCTACATCTACCCGAGAGGGAATACTCATTTCCGGGAAACAATTTTCCATGGTGTTTTTGATCTGCGTTACTTGCTCTTTGCCCTCAACAGAAAAGCACAATTCATCATGAACTGTAATCATGGGCAAATGACCCTGGTCGACACAATCTTTCATCGCTCTTTTTGTTTGATCGGCAGAAGATGCTTGGATCAAACGATTGAGAGCCTTGTAGGTAAAAGCGACTTGATAGTTGACAGGATTTTTCTTTCGCCAATCTTTTTCGCGTTCTTTTAAAGGGGTGGCTTGAATAGTTTCCCATTCTTCTTCTAGTTTATCCATATGGATAACTTGTTTGTATCCTCCAAATCCTTTAGGCTCTCGCATAGGAAAACGGCATTTTCTTCCTAGTAATGTATGAATTTCTCCTTTATGGGTAGCCACGCTCATCACCGTGGAGGCAATCGCCTTAATGAAAGGCACTTTTTCATCATAATCATTGCGTAAAGTTTTGGCCTCATCAAAAGAAATATCTCCTAAAATAGAGGCTAATTTACGAATGCCCATTCCATACATAATACCAAGATTAATTGTTTTAGCTAAATTTCGTTCTACTCCTGCTATGTCCGCTACCATTTGGTGAAAGTCAATATCATCTTCTTGGTAGGAGGTTACAATCTCCTGAACACGCGGGTTATTCTTTGTGTCTGGGGTCAATGAGGCATAGTGCATTAACCACCTTGGTTCCTGAGCACTATAGTCAAAACTTCCCCATTGACATCCTTCTTCCGGAATAAACAGTCCTCGTATTAGTTCTTTAATTTCTGGATGTCGAGCTGGAACTTGCTGAAGATTAGGGTGACTGGAAGAAAATCTCCCGGTTACTGTTCCGCCATCACTAGATCGTAATTGGTTGAATTCACAATGAATACGCCCCTTATATTGATGCTGAAGGATAGTTTCTATAAAAGTTGTATTCGCCTTGTTATATTCCCGTATCTCTAAAATCTTTTTCGCTATGGGATGCTGATGCGTTTTAAGAAAATGCTTTGTAAAACTTGGAGCATCCGACCTAGGAGTGCGTTCGTATTTCAATCCCAATGTATCAAATGCTTTCGCCAAAGATGTGGCGGTCCATGGTTCAATGTCCACTCCTGTTTCTTTCTTTACTTCCCCTAATAATTTATCTTCTCGTGTTTGTAATTCCTTTTTTGTTTTTTCTGCTTGCTCTAAATCTACGCGTACTCCTTTACGACGCATGGCAAAAATAATAGGAATTAAAGCTAATTCTAGTTCTAATATCTTTCCACAGTTCTCGGTACCTAATTTTCTACGCAAAATATTCCAAAGTTCAAAAGTTAAACGAGCATCGTTCTCTGCGTATTCTGCTACACGCGATGCAGGAAGTTTCCACATTTCTTTTTTAGCGTCCACTCCATGTTGGGCAGCCGCAAGTTTTAATCCTTCTTCTTTCTTTTTTTCTCCAAGATAAGTAGAGCCTAAAGCATTCAGAGCATAAGAGTAGCGGTTTTCATCTAACAAAGGAGCCGCAATCATGGTATCCAGAATAGTGCCTGGAATTTCTATTCCCTCACTGGCCAACCATCCTAAATCATATTGAGCATTATGAAACACAACAGACATTCCGTGTCTAAGCTGGTCTTTTAACCATCCAATAACTATGCTTTTAGAAAGATTGGCACCTCCCTCATGAGCAATGGGCAAATACCCATACCACTTAGAACAAGCCACTGCTATGCCAATAAGATAGCCATCCTTTCGTGTCCATCCTGGTCCATGGGTTAATAAGCGAGGATCTCTGGTTTCCACATCAATAGCGATTAACTTTTCTTTTGAAAGATCCGGAAGTTCTATAGGAGGAACCCAAGTGGGTTCATTAAATAAATCTTGTTCATACATCTTTTCCTCCGTAATCACGTTCTATAATCATTTCACAATAATGTATAGCTTTTAGAATATCCTCTTTTCTGCCTTTTTTCGAGTGCCGACATATGTATTTTATAACATTTCCCTCGGCAAAAAGAATTTTATTTTTATTAATAAATTGTGAAGGCTGTATTAAAAAATCTTTGTAATAATCCCCTCCTTTATTCCATATTGTCATATATCATAATTCCTTTCTTGAGGATTAGGTTGCATAATGTGTAAATGTTTCTTGGCTCTTGTGACCGCTACATAAAACACTCTATGTTCCGTAGAGGGATTACGTTTATATTCTTTATCTGCCGCAAAAGATAATTCTGGGATTATTAAGATATTGTCGTCTTCTCCGCCTTTCATAGAGTGAATAGTGCTTAACTTTATACGAGGGTTCTTTACCCTATCTCCTCGTTTAAGGGCGTTAAGAATATAATTTTGCGTAGCTTCACCTATTTTTCCTAAGACCTGATACCATAATTTTTTGTCATCTACCAAAAGACCCAGTTCTTTATGTAAATAATCCATGTTAACTAGAAATTCTCCCGCTAAATCAAGATTAGTTGGTGATTGTGGACCATAGCCTCTCTTAAATCCCTCTCCTGCCTTCATGTAGCTATAAATATTTCTCGCCTGTTGCATAGTAATTTCTTCTCCTTTGCATAGAGATGTCCAACTATCAATAGCGTCTATACTTCTTACCGGAATACTAGGCTTACCATCTCGACGATATATCCAGCCTTCGTTCTTTAATTGTGC